CAAACTTGTTAACTTTGATGAGTTAATTGGCAAAGATATTTATGTGGTTCCTATTAACTACTCAAAAGAAAAAGATTATATTGTAGTATCTCATCGCGAATACTTACAATCACTCATTCCACAAGCAATTGATAATATCGATGTTGGAGATGAATTCAGTGGATTTATTACAGGTACTACTAAGTTTGGTGTATTTGTCGAGTTCAATCAATGCTTAACAGGTTTAATTCATAAAACCGATTTAGATCAAGATACTGTTAACAAATTCCATAATCGAGAATTAAAACCTGGTACTGATATTACATTCCGAATTAAAGAAGTTGCCAAGAATAATAGAATCATTCTGACACAAAAGGAATTGGTCGTTGCATACGATCCTTGGTCTGATATAGAGACTAAATACAGAATACCTTCTGAAGTTACCGGAAAGGTTAGAAAGAAAACGCGTTATGGTTTATTCGTTGAATTAGAGCCTAAAGTCGTTGGCTTATTACACGTCTCTGATATTCCTGAATTTATTGATATGAAGAATATCGATGAAGGTAATGATATAACTCTCAATCTTGTTAAAATAGACAAAGAAACGAAAAAGGTTTTCTTCAAAATTTGATTGGGATAAATAATAAAAACATCCCAATCTATGGATTTTAATCTGGTACAAGAGCAGCAAATTTCGAGGGCTACGAGAGTTAAGATAAATCTAGATTTTTATTGTAAGTTTAGCATTGATAAGGTCGCTCAGAAATTCGCTGAAGTCTTTAATGCACCGGTTGAAGTAATTTCAGATCCTGAAAATTTCGAACCTGATAGAGATCGATATTACATCGTCAAGGGTTTCGGGTACGGTAAAGAAAGATATGTATTCACTGCAGCGACTACAGATTACGTTGATGCTCGCCAAACTATAATTAAAGCATTCGCTGGAATTAAAGAATGGTGCTATACTGATGATACGTGTACAGCAACGATCGGATTATCGTATGATACTAATCTAATTAGCCTAGATCTCAGAAAGCTGAATATCCTTAAATTCGTTTTAGAATTTAACGAAGATATGATGTGGAGATTCTTTCCTGACAGAAAAGATTCTGTTTATGTGCAATCGGTAAAGACAATATATCCACGTAATAAATTCTACCGCTCAGAAAATATTAAACTTGATAATTTTAGTTATGTGTTACCTACGAATGATTTGAACGCAGTGGTGTTTAAAGATGTTAAAGATGGTGTCATTTCGTTTAGGTATATTGGTGGAAAGGACTATGAATATAAAACAGTAGAAGCTTTAGATCTTATTGGTGTATTCAATTCCTATGTGTCGAGATGCATATTCAACCCAGGATATTCGGATAAAAACAAAGAAGATTTTAAGAAAATAATCGAGAAGGCTGACAATATATTGAAGTCTTATGAATCGTATGATAGTTTCGTGGAGCAATTCCCAGATATTAAGTTAACTGTTGATTTGGATGCTAATCCGCAAGTAATGAAAGCAAAGTATGCTCAATTTAGAGACGATATTTTCGATTTGCTTGCATCTTCTGATATCCGCAAGTGCGATATTAATTATGATAGTGCATTATCAAAAATTCAGATGCAAAATGCCGAAGGATTGATTTATCAGGTTAATGGATGGGAGTTCGTTGATTGTAAGTTAATGATAAACAATGCAATCGATTGTTCTTTCTTTGAATGTAAATTAGAACATTCTTCAATCGAACGTTGTAATTTATATCGATATTCTGAAATTAAAACATCAAAGATAATAGATACATATATAAATAGAACTTGTACCGTTTCGGATAGTTATATTGGAGGTGTTATTTCTACGATCGAAGCTAAGGTTACTCGTGGCATAATCGCTAACGGTCGTATTGGTGTTTATGCAGATATATCGAAAGAAACAGACTTGATCGATTACACAAAAGTGTATACAAAATAAAATACTAAGATGGCAAATTTCAAAAATATTTACTCAGGGCAGATATCGGATAATATGATGCCTGAGGATGAATTCATTGCAGAAGTTCAGCAAGAATTAACTGTTTCTTGTGCCTTGCCATTTTCGGTTCCTGAAGGTGAAATTCGACGAATCATTAAGTATGCATCAAAGTGGTTTTACAAGAAATATGAATATTCAGTTCAAGAAAGATATTATGTAATACCACAAGAAAACTTTAAACAAATACCTACTTTTGCATCTTTTGGTACTATGAAATTACCGGATTGTATATACTCGGTTATTGCTGTTAGACAATGTAAGGATGGTTTCAGTTTGTACGATCCTCTTAAGTCTATGCCTGATTTCTCTTTAGAAAAGGTTTTGTTTAAAGACATCTACACGATTGATGGTTCGACTGAGGCACTTATGTATGCAACAGTTTATCAATATTGGATTGATTTGGCAAGTCACGTTTTATTCCATCCAATTAGCTATAACTTTAATACTAATTCTAAGGAATTGGTTTTCTTAGGAGAACCTCCACAGAACGATGTGGTTCTTACTGTTTATGAAGAATTACCGGTTGGGTATTTGTTCAAAGATGAAATATTCTTTAGATATGTTACCGCTAAATGTAAGACTCAACTGTCTAGAATATTAGGAACGTTCGCATTTAACCTACCCGGTGGTGTAACAATCAATTATGATTTGTTGCGTGAGGAAGGACAAAGTGCGTTAGAGAAAATTGAAGAAGAAATCAAGACTGATGAAGGTATGGATTGGTTCTTTACTTCGGGAAATGACAATAAATAACAAGGATAAATATAATATGATACTCTGTGGATAATCTCATTTGGCGAGTTGATCTCAAGTTCATTAAATAAGTAAAATAATAATTCAATAAATCAATGCGTAACGATATCTATAATAGAAATCCTGCAGATCCGAATTTCATTGATGGACAATTGGAAATGGATGATACGCTTGAAATGTTTAAGCAGCAAATTGAAAGTTGCTTATTCACACCCAAGACCGCGGTGATGGGTGATATTGATTTTGGTGCGAGTTTAGAAGAATACGTTTGGTCTTTCCGAACATCGGTATCAGCGCTTAAGGCTATTCTTACTAGGCAAATACAATCTTATTGTACAATGTCTAAAGGATATCCGTTTAGTGTTGATGTTCAATTCTATAGAGGAACGATAAGAGATATTGCACAGATAGATATAATAATCGATGCAGAAAATAAATTTTCAGTGATCGTAGCTTAAAATTAAATTGGTAAATGGCAACTAATAACCGAAATAATGATTTCTTAGATAAAAGCAAAATTACGTTTGCCAATCTTGTGAACCAAACACAAGAGTACCTTGTTAGGACCTATAATAGAGCTAGGGCCGCTTTTACTCCAGCATCTCCATTTGGTCAAATTCTTCAAGTACTTCAAAATTTAACTCAATTAATATTCTACTATATTGAGGATGCATTGGTTGAGCTTAACATTTACACTGCATTTAAGCAAAAATCTATTTACGGTTTAGCTAGATTGGCTGGTCATAATCCAACTAGGGTTATATCTGCTAGAGGTACATTAAAGTTATCAGTTAAAACTGATGCAAAGACAACAGTACAAGCTCCATTTATATATGTTAACAACAACACTAAGATTGTAAATACTAATACACAACTTCCATACATCCTAAAGGTAGATAGTGTAACTGAGAGAGTTAAGATTGACTTAGGAGTCAATGAAGTATATAATTTTAGAGTAATTCAAGGAGAACTTGAAGAACAATCAGTCATTGCTAATGGTAAGAATTTACAAAGCTATAACTTCGGATCTAATAAACCAGTAGAAAACGATCATGTCGAGGTTTATGTTAATGGCGAACAATTAGGATTAGCCGATTCTTTGTACGATTTGAATAAAGGTGAAAAATCAGTTATTGTTAAAACCGGTATTGCCGGTGGTATTGACGTTTATTTTGGAAACGAAGATTTTGGATTCGTTCCCCAAAACGGATCTCAAATATTAGTACGATACATCACATCAGTCGGACAAATGGGTAACTTGTTTGCTAAATCTGATATTCTAAAATGGAAATTTATTGATAAAGGTTACAGTAATATTGGTGAAGATGTAGATTTGAATGAGGTATTCAATGTTGGTATTGCAAAGCCGTTAGTGTTAGGGTCTGCGGAAGAAGAAACCGATTTAACTCGATTAATTGCACCGAGAACATCAAGAGCCTTAGTATTAGCTAATCCTGATAATTATGTAGCATTCTTATCCAGGTTTGATTATTCTTATGTGGATGCTTATACAACCTATGATGATGATTATCTTGATGATGATAATGTTGTTTATTTGTTCCTAGTTCCTAATGTTCAAAGTAGATTATCAAAAGATACAGATTACTTTACTACCCCAGAAACAAACTTCAAGTTAACATCGGATGAACAAGATGCTTTGTTACAATACATCCAACGAAGCGGGAGACAAATAGTTACAACGGAACTTAGCATAGTAGATCCTATTATTACAAAGTATGGATTAAATATCGCATTAAGAGTTTTTGATGGAACCGACTTTAATACATTGAAATCTGATATATTGGCCCTTTTATCTGAATACTTCTTGAGAGTTCAAAGACGAGATAAAATACCAAAATCGGATATAATTGCAATGATTGAATCTGTTAATGGGGTTGATTCGGTTAATATTGAGTTCGTATCGCAAGCAAACGAAGAAGCCATTAAAAATGGATACTACTTCAAAACTACATATAAAATAGACAAAATCCGTTCTATCAGAGAGGCTATCAGAACAAGAATTAATCTTAAATATGATGCAGATGGAAATGTGATAGAAGATCCTAGATTAGGATTGGATAAATTTGGTGATATTAAAATAGGCCTGAACGAGTTACCGATAATTCGTGGTGGATGGACAGATAGAAATGAGGTCTATTATTCAACCGATATTAAGGACAACAATATATCTTCAGTTAATATAATTATTGATGAGGTGATCGATGAAAGTCTTTCAAATCAGATAATGGCACAAAACAAAAATATCCTGATAAACGATGAGCGCAAAAACTCCTAAGAATTTATACGATCAATCGTACAAGTATGGTGAGAATAGGAAGAACTTAGGTTTTGACTATCGAGAAAAGGATGTTTTAGTGAAAAAAACAATGATGCCTCGTTTGTTCTTAAATGACAATGTTAAGAATTTTCTATCATACGTTAACGACGTGATGGTTAATAACATCGATTCCGTTAAAATTATCAGAAATTTCTTCAACTACACAGTAAAGAAAGATGACATCAATATAAACTAAGATGAGTTCTAAGAGACAAAATTATTCATACTGGAGGTTTTTTAACAAAGATGGAGATAATCATAACTTCACTTATGATGAAACTAACGATGTATGGAAGGGTACTGTATACTTAGATAAAATATCTACCGGCTTAATTGAATATGAGCCTATTTACATCATGGCCGATGTTTGGGATGCTGTAAATAACGAAAGACTTGGATTAAGAAAACCAAGAAAAGCAAACTTAACTCCTTGGTGCCCTGGTGCTACACAAACCAATATTATTGCTAGATGGAAGGATACCATTGCCGGATCAACTGCATCTAACGTTGAAGAATTTTTTCTTTGGGAAATCGAAGGATATCCTGGCCCAGATCCTCAAATCGTAAAGTCTGAATCTCTTGATATTGATTTAGGTAGCTTTGATGGCGATTTAGTAGGGCCTAGTGGCGGAGGTGGTACTGGTCAATTAGCACAAGGTGCAACATCAACAAGTTTTGACAATACTGCAATCTCGTTAAAAGTTGGGTTACAATCTAACGAAGAGGATTCTTATTCTAGAGTTCTTCAATTAGTCGATCCTAATTATTTGACTGAAGATTCATATAGCGTATTTGGTTGTACTGGATCTACTCACGTTTTTGCTGAAATAACATTTTATGGAGAAACTGAAGGTGAGGATGAGCGCTTAGAGACCATGATTGAAAACATGGGTAACGCTATCAAGAACTCAGATTTCAAAATATTTGATGATACTGATATCAATGAAGCTTTACCGGATTTCGTAAAACTTAATTACAAACGCAAAGAGTTATTGTTAGAATGGGATAACATATTCCCATATACAGGATCTTACAAGGCATTGATAAACATACTCAAGTACTTTGGTTATGACCAAGTTACATTGAAGGAGTATTGGTTAAACATCGATGAATTAAAAGGTAATAATCCTGAGAATGTTAGTCGTATAAGATATAAACAAACTCCAATTGAGGATTTGTTTAGTACCGATCCTAAGACTGCTAGCACATCTAAGAATATCATTCCGTCGAAGTTATACAAGAAAACTTCTAAGTTTGGTTTATTCTATGACATAACTAGAGATAGTGGAGAATTCGATGATGATGGAATTCCAATCGTTGAAGAAGCCTTCACATTTAGTAACGAAGAAATATTGATTAAGCTATTTGCGTTAAAACAAAAGCTAAAAAAATATTTCCTGCCGCTCAATGCTCGAATCGTTGATATTGTTGGTGAGGCAGTATATTATACTCGATATGATGTTAATATTTGGAGTGATTTAATTCGAGTTGATGATATAGAATTGAATACTGATCCTTGTATTAAAGCATATCCAGAAACAAAAACAAGCCTAGTAACGAACTTAATCGAAGATAATTTCTTAGGCGTAAAAGTTCCGCCGGATTTGAATATGGCAGGTATCAGTGATTTTGTCGTATATGCGTTTGGTGTCACTCAAACAGGGCCCCTAGGTTCTGGTGATTATTCCGGTGTTGGCGATGAATATGTAATATCAGATTCAGTTAGTGGAGCTACATTTGGATATGTTACTCCTTCAGTTGGATTAACTTCTGGCCAAATAATTGATGGTATAATAAATGAATGGAAGTCTAAGTTAACTGAGCCTTGGACTCAGTTTGAATTAACAAAGGATAAAGGTCAAGATTCTACCGATTTGATTCCTAGTCCAGCTGGATATAAATGGTTCTACGCTACTCAAAAGAATATCATAGGCCCAACCGGCGGAGTTGGATTTACTGGTGGCATATCAGCGTCGCCAGGTCCTACGTCGTTTACTTACACAACCCCAGGTGCAACTGTTACCGGTGATTTAGCGCCAGGTTTAACTGCATCTCCCTTATCCGACTATGCTTCAGCATTCTTAGGATTTTTTAGAAACAATAACAGAACGATAACCGAGACCAATGATTATCCTTGTGCTCCTATTGCGGCACCGTTTGTTTTAGAGAATTGTACATTCTCTATAGATTGGGATACCGCTAAAATAAATTGGAATCAATTAGATTATGTCGATCCCGGTACCGGAATTGGTACTAATTATTCGGCGTTTAATTATTCTTATATTGATAGCTCATATCCAATTGGACCTACAAATCCATATGCCGGATTAACTGGTCCTACTGCATCAGGACCTTCCGGAGGAACCTCGTTTGCGGGTGGTGCAACACCAGGAAATCCGTTCCAGCCACCAGGTCCTACATACGTTTCCGGTTATACTGGATTAACTGGACCTACTGCAAACCCAGTATTGTATACTTGGAAGAATGTCGCATATAATAATTTCTACGAATTGCGTTGGGTTATCACACATGATGAAGATACGAGCTATGTTATCGACAGTGGTCTTCTTTCGTTAGATGATGGAGAAAAATTCCCAATACTTTTAGAAAAGACTGGAACTTATACGGTTGAATTATATCTTTATGATTCATTAGGTGGTATATCTAAAATAACCGAAAATTCATATCTGACTGTTGATACTAAGGACGTTGACTTTATAGGACATTTTACTTTCAGAGAAGAGGATTATGAATGGCAAGACCAAACCATTCTTAGACAAAGTGATATAGTCCCTGCACCAAAGAAACCACAGTTCCCTAGTTGGAATGTATATAATAGCACTTGGGATTTGCCATTACAAGAGAATGAGCAAGTATCAATGCAAGATCTAACATATAATGACTTAGATAAAATAGAATTTTACCAAACTCAGAATGATCCTCAATATCAAGGCTATTGTGCCGATGTTACTAGGTTGCCTGAGATTCCTGGTGTTTCTGGATCTGCTGGATTATATGATTTAGATTCATATCATTGGAACCTAATTCAGGGTAATGCATCATGGAACGATGTGTACCATTTATGGTGGGATTCAATGCTTCCTAAAATTGCTAAAATTAAAATAGATTATCCTACCGCAATCGGAACAACCGGAGCTACTTCAGTTACGATGGCTATGTTTAAGAAACCATTTGTAGGAAAGCCTGATAAAGTAGAATTAGTAAATGATTTATCCTCTATGCTTTCATATGGCTCACCTACTTATGGATTGATTGTTAAAAACATGGATGCCGGTGCGACTGGTATTACCAATGTTTATCAATATTTAGGTGGTCCTACCGGATCAATCGGCGGAAGTTCTTGGGTGGAATCCGATATTAATATAGATACATATACGTTTGATGATCTCACCGACTCAGGATCATTAAGTGGTAATAATATTTGGAGAGAATTTGTTAGACAGCTTAATATCGAATTACAGGATAATGGCGATACGCACGATATAATAAATGAGTTCATAACATATTACAAGGAAGAGTATACGGACCCTTTGAATCCATTAGATCCTATGATAGAATTGGTATCTAAGGATAAAGGTCAAGGAAATAATTTCTATTTAAAGCTATTTTCTAATGGACCCACATATACTCCGTTAAATATTTATGATGCATCTGGTGCAACTGCTAATTATGTTCAATCTTATCCAGCATATTGGTCTAATTTTGGAGATATTCCTTATTTTGTAGAAATATTTGCAGTCGGTGCTAGTGGTGGAACAATCCATATACCAGGTCCAAGTTCTTGGGTAGGATATTACGGTGAGACTATTACTGGAACTACTCATTGGCCTTACACTTTTGGTGCTACTAATCTAGAGGATTTGTGGAGCCAATTAGATAATAAGAGTCGTGGATTGAATTCCGGTGGTACTGGACCAATCGCTGTTAGTGGTCCTATAACTGATTATGAATGGAACATTGTTTATGGTGCTAGTGGATATACTGGACCTACAGGTTCAACTGCATTCCCACCACCATCTTCGTTAACACCGATCAAAATCCAAGGATATAAGAAAACCTTTAGTAGCAATGATTATCAATGTGTTTATTTTACTGGAGGAACTGTTCTAGGTGGCACTGGAGGAATGGCCGGAACCATGTGTGGGAGATCAATAACAAACAATCCTTCATGGGATACCTTGAGGATACATAAATACGCAAAAGAATTTCCTTTATTGACTCAAATAAGCTTTAATTATAGCCTTTCTGAGATGGATGGTAAAGTAAAACCTACATGGGAGTTGATTAGAGAAAATGACGAAAATTGGGAGAATATATACTATAATAATCCGTATTTCAGCTATCTGTTTACACAGAAAGGTAGTTATACAATAAATCTGACTATTGAGGATGGAAACGGTAACAAGAAAACGAAAACAAAAAAGGAATTTGTAAAAATTATTTAAGACCATGGCAATTACAACAACTACTATCGCTGGTACTGATTCTTTGAGCGGATCAAGGATTACTATTAACGATAACTTCAAAACACTCGAGAACGCATTGAATGACGTCTTAAGCGCATTCGATATCGTTAGTGGTAGATTTGACAATTCTACTTACGGGAGTTCTAACGATATGATTACTAATGGAATCACTATCACTGGAACTGGATTGACTAACGCATTAACCGTTAACAATGGCAATATCAATGTTTTATTGGGTGATGTAAAAATTACTGATAACTACGGATTTTATATTGGTAGCTTATTGAAGCTTAATCGTGTAAATGTTCCTGAAACCGTTGGATCTGGTAATTATCCTGCATGGGATCTAAGAGCACCTGGTGGTACTGCTGATCAGGTTGCTGGTTTAGTGTTACCTCGCTTAACTGCTGCCGGATTCACTGCAATCGGACCTACATCTTCAATTCCTGATGGTTTATTAGTCTTTACTGAACAAGGACCAGGTCTTACTCCACTTAAGTTATGGTGGGAAAATGGCCCTTCAGGAGCTACTTGGTACAACGTAACAGTAACAGCCTAATAAAATAAAAGATATAAATGGCAACTCCATTATTACAACCATTAAAAGTACAGGGCGGAACATTTTATACATTCGCATCAGCCGCAAAGGATATATCTAAAACCTTTACGGATGATAATGCTAGATTTGTGTTTTCAAAGTATGCATTATTAGATTTGCCGAAAGTAAAAACGCCATCAGATAGTTCTAACACTATCGTTTGGCAAGCTTTAGATGCTTATAGTGGAGGTGCCACTGCATCGAGTGCTATTGCGAATGATTTCACAACGGATAATAACAGAAACTTTGCACAAGCCTTTCAATCATACGCTCTTAATTTTGAACAATTAATATTAGCTAGCAGAAATAATCTTAACGAAACTTACGATGAGGCCCTGTTGCCGACGGTGTCTGAAAGGGTTTTCTGGCATTTCTTAAAGAATATTAATGCGATTAGATGGCAGGGTGCAAGTACAACTAACGAAGCTAATGTATCCGGTCTTTTCCGAGAAGAAGTTCCTGCATCAGGAGTTTCTTACAAACAGGTCGTTAAATATCTAGGTGATATTGAGGTTATTAACAATATTTCAAAAGGTGGACAATCTTATTCCGAGATTTATATTCACGTTCCAACTAGCCATGGTAATACACCCTTGGTATTGTTTAACACATCATCAGATAAGAACTATAAACCTGGATTATCATGGGAAGGTGAGGATGATTACATCTATAAAAGGAATTCCGGATTCGGAACCTTTGGGTTGAGTAATGATGCCTTTTACGATGATATGTCGTCGAACGAATATGTCGTCGGTCCTACATTTGGGTTGTCTACTAATAAATCGTGTACCGCTTGGTTAGGACCTGCACCAGGAACACCAATTCCTGTTTTGATATCCGATATGGAAGGTATCAAACTTGATTTTAATCCTGAAGATTATTTCCCTATCACGGCGGATCCTGAACTAAACACAATAAATGATTTCAACGCATCTACAATTAGTGGTGATTTTGAATTTAACGTTTGTTTAGTTTATTACGATACATACGATGTTTCTAATCCGGATTCATTTGCGAGAAATCTATATGGAATCTTAGTTATAGATGATTATGAAAACGGAGTATCCGAATCTTCATTAAAGAGCTTTAAGAAATTTAAGCCGAATGCAGTTACCAAATTGAATGGTAATTCATACGGCCTTAAATTAAATTTGAAATTTGATACTTCTAACGATAACGTTGGAGTTGAAACTGTTATTCGAGAGGATTTAACTTTCGGTATGGATTTATTTGCTGACGCTAGTGTTAGGCTTCAGGAATCAGCCGATATGTTTATCACTCAAAAATTAGAAATGATAAACATTGAAAATCGAATAACAAATCTTGAGCAATATTACTTCAGTCAAGATACAATCGATTTATTAGACGAAAAGGTAAATGCGTTAGAAACTTCATTAAATAATGCCCAATTAAATTTTGCAGCGGATACAACATTATTAGATCTTATCCGAAATAATTCTGATAATATTAATGATATATTGACCGGTAAAGTTGATGTTAACTTAACATATAATACCGACGTTGTTAAAGCTGGTGAAGGAATCATTATTGATTATTCTGTTCCTAATCAAATTTCAGTTAAGAACAAAAATCAAAAGTATTCAACATTCGTTGATTGCTTAAATACTTCAGGCCATTTGGAATATAGTCTTAGTAATGGATTAACTCCGGGTGGAACTGCAGATGGTAATCGCTTGCTAGTTGGACCTTTCACAAACTATTATAGAAATGTTGGTGCTACCGTATCAACCGTTTATGATAATATAACGATCAACTTAGATGATACTTCTTACAAATGGAAGAAAGGACAGACTATGCGAATTGTGTTCGTTGATGATATAGATCTCGATACATATCAAATAAATATAAAGACCGATGCACAAAATACAAAAGGTCTTGGAAGCTATGGAGTGAGCGTAGGTAACTTAACCATCGCAAATCTCATTACAACAAAACCAATAATAGAAATCGTTTGTGCAGATCCGGTTTCATATACATTTTATGTAGACGTAATTAAATAAAGAATAAGGAATGGCCGACACTAACGTAGATTTCAGTACAAAATATTCATTATCTTCTTTGATGAATAACCTTTTAAGGGTTAATCAAAATGCATTAGAGGTTATGAATAAGTTGTCGGATATAACGACAACCGACTCGGAGACTGTTGAGATTGAGGTTATTGATGCTAATAATCAAATCAACAAAGTCTATGTTCCTAGTTATGGTCAATTAAAATCCGAGATAAACCGATTAGATAATAACATTAAACAATTATCTGGCATTGGCGATTCTAACGCTAATGTTCAGTTAGAGGATGGGAGTTTTAGAAAGTTAATGCTTTCTAATTTGAAGCTTGAAGGAAATTCTATTAAGAGGATCGCTTCACCAACTCAATTCGAATCAAAATCTAACTGGTTTTTTGAGAGTTTCTTAAATCCTTTGTTATATGTTTCTTTCAATTTTACAGGACAGATTCCTGCAGATACCGAAAGATGTAAAGTACAAAGATTTATTCTTAATATTGACACTCAAAACAAATTAAATATTTGGAATAATAGTCTCGATGGGGCTTCCGATTTAGATTACATTAAATTCTTTCAGTTATTGCTGAAGAATAATATCACATATTTCTTAGACGAAGATGTAGTTGATTTGCCGCCGAGAGATATTAGATTCTATGGATCTTTCAATGTATTAAGAATAATCGATAATCTTGTTGATGATCAGGTTGATGGTGCAACATTTACCAAGAGAAAATTCAAGATTCAATTGGATACATTGAATTACAATGATGCATTATCAGAATATTCAAAAACTCAACAATTAAAGATTGGTGATACTATCGTTATCGTTGGAGATGGTACTAACAATAATACCAGATTCCAAGTAACAAATATTGATTTAGAGGCTGGTAATATCATTGAAGTTAAGTTATTAGAAGGATATGATTTACTTTCTATCGGATCTATGCTTAGCTTTTACAGTGGTGATAGTGCACCAACCGAATTAGAAGTTAATATTGGATTCAACGAATACACTGTTGTATTCATTAAGCCTATCAATCCAGTATCTAAGATTCCTGCTTTAGAGTGGTCACCTGGTGTTGCATTCTTTACGAATGAATTACAAATCATAGATGAAAATGGAAATCAACTTAATTTAGAGCAATATTACAAGGAGCAAGTTGTAGATTTTGGAGCTTATATCTATAATCTAGCTAAGGATGGTATACCTCCATCGACATTGGCAGAAAAGCCTTTGGCTCCTAATGCATCTAGCACGGATTTCCAAGTATTACAAATAAACAATCATATAACTGATGTATCTAGAATCGATAAGATTAAGAAGTTACAATCAGAAAAGACAAGTATTAAAGCCGAATTAGATTCACTAAACGAGTCTATCAAGAAGAAAAAGGCTGATATTAATACTAAGAAATATACCTCAGATGCACAAAGAGCTACGGATCAATCAGAATTAAATGATTTAATACAACGCAGTTCGTCATCTTCTCAACTGCTAAAATCAGCAGTTGATGAAATAATTTCATTGGCTGAAGGTGATAATTTAGAAGGAATTACTCCTAAATATAGAATTAAAGGATTCTGGCCAATACCTGATCCAGTTGCATCTACACAAACAGAACCACAAGAAGTCGTTCAATTTAAGATTCAATATCGTTATGTAAGCCAAGATGGTGGTGCAAACCAACCAAATCAAATTACATATACGGATAACAATGGAACTCAGCGTCGAGGAACTTTCTCAACTTGGCAAGAGATGTTAACCCCGGTTAGAAAGCGAGTTAAGGATTCTCAAACCGGTCAATTTGTATGGCAATCTCCGGATGTTGAAAACGCTGATGAAATTAATGCTAATCAATTAGAAATTCCAATTCGTCAAGGCGAAGGAGTTGAATTTAGAATAAAATCTTTATCTGAAGCTGGTTGGCCTACTAATCCAGCTGAATCAGATTGGACTGATACTATTCGTGTTGATTTTCCGGATGAATTAGTTTCTACTAACGAAATAACAACGATTGTTGAACAGGCCAAATTGGCTTCAGAATCTTTAGAACTAACTACTACATTGCAAGACAGTGGAGTTATTCAGCATATATCTGGACAATTCACACAAAACGAAACGTTCTATGCTCACCCGGCACAATCAATTGCTAGTGGATTCTTAACGAATGAGCAAAATGTTATCAATCTCTTCGAAAAACTTTCAGAATTCGAAACTCGAATTCGATTAATCGAAGAAGCAATAACCGGAGAAAAAGGATTGTTACAAGTTGTTATCATCGACGATTCTCAACAAGAATATGTTGTTAAACCTAATACGGTTCTTCAATTATTTGCCGGTAACTATAGAGACCAAGTTAAAGATTTGACCGTTAAGAAAGGTGTTATCATAGCTAAGAATTATTTATTGAAATTGACCAATGTGAATGCATCATCATTGGAGATGTACGCTAGACAATATGGTAATTTCACTCAAGTTGTTGATTCATCAACAGTCGGCGGAAGTGGATATGATTCTACTGATGAAGATTACAATACAACAAGACGTTACGATGCGGTACCGTTAGGGCCTAGTAACTTATCGGTTGATTACACTTCAGTTTATACTCAGTTCGTAGATTTACCATATCAATCAGGCCAAGTTAAAGGACAATATATAAATAATCGTTATAAGAATATTACGTCAACTGCTAATCTATATGGTAACATTGTTCAGAGCGGTTCTACTGGTGGTACTGCTGGATGGCCAGCGGCTACATTGCCTGAAGATGCTACTAATGGATTCCCTAATCCGAATGCTGTTGTTTTAGGAACCGCATTATCAGATTATACAAAAGATGAATATACGTTATCTTCTTTATATCCGTTTGGTGCTCCAACGAATGCTGCCACGGAGTTTATATGGGCTGGGTCGTTTACTGGTACAACCCCGGATGTCGTTGCAACAACAGCGGTTACTAACTGGAATGATGGTATATATGTACACAAAGACCACCCATTTGTAGAAAATGGATATTGGCCAGCAGTAACAGGAACTCCAGGACCAGGTAATACTGGAGCTGCTGGACCAGCTGGTGTTAGGAATTCAGGATACGCTCCATTAGTTTCTTCTGAAATTACGAGTGGAAGTCGTAAACAAAAGCCTTATTTCTATAATACCGGATCTACCGCTTCTTTCCCGTACAAAGAAGGTAGAGTTGGTAAGATTGCATTTGAGGAAGAGGATCAATACTTGTTAGGTCCTAATTCGTGTGGTGCATACTTGTTCATGTCACCTCCTAATAATACCGGTGCTATTAATGTTGAAGGATCTAATAAGCTATCCATCAAAACTATCTCATTTGGTAGTGAAAATTCAGTCGCTATTCCTATAGTATTCCAATATAGAATGACTGATTACTTTGGTGATGGTGCGGTAGGTATCGGAAACATTGGCGGAGATATTACAGGGACTACGAATCAAATAGAATACACAAAAACTATTGGCATAGACATTTATTCAAATATAGATGAACGTTTCTCATTTGACTTAGAAATAACGTCAAGGTATCGTTCTAAATCATTACAATTACAGCAAGTACCTTCACGAGATCTTGAAAATGTAGTTGATGATCTTACTAAGACTATCAAGTTCTTGAATCCTAGATTAACGAATGTTAATGGCGGAAATGGTCCTCTCAGAGGAGGTGGAAGTTCTGGTGGTGGCGGCCTATTAGGATCGATCTCCACGGAGTGATGATTTTTAATTGAATAAATAACATATGAGTAAGCCTATATTACAAAAGACATCCTTTGGTTTATTACGAACTAATCCTAGACTAACAACAAACGTAAAGGTAGTTGTTGATAGTAAAGATGTGTTGTATTTAGAATCTTTTGATGCAACTCGAGAGTTATCTAAATCTAAATACAAAGGATTTAAAGTTTCTTCTAATAGTGATTATTATTTCGATCTGTATCGATTCTTTAATCAAGGGACTCAAACCTCAGGTGCAGATGCTTATTCGTTATATGAAAGAGAAAATCATCTTTCGATACAAGATAAATATGGACATCAATATGATACTAACTATGGATATGGTGCTAAAGCCAATCCATCTAGGCTGTATTCCGAAGAATATTCTTTATTAGCTCCATTATGGATTGAGCCTAATAACATCCCGGATTATTTTGTTATTTTTAAGACAGATGGACCGGTTTCAGTTAATTCTAAAAACGCAACTTCAGAAAGTGATTCTACGCTAATTAATTTAGTTGAAGATCCTGAATATTTTACTTCGAATATTCTAAATAAAAGCCAGATAATAGCATCATACGACTTAACTGAAGAATCTAATTTAGGTAGGTATATTAGAAGACACGCATCTAATCCTCAATTTCCTGAAGCATCTATGCTTGTTAATTGGGAAAAGGGTAGATATTTTAGATATATGGGAATCGGCTTAGATAAGCCCGGTTTTGTTACTAGAACTAAGGAAATGTACTATGATACATGGCCTAATGATAAGACTATTATAGAATACGAAGATATTGTTACGAATGGATTTTCTGAGCTTAAGGTCGTTCATCCTAATATAATGAATTTGCAATTCTTATTTGATGATAAAGATTCTAGCAAATATACTTTTAATAGGTACTTTGGTCTTTTTGTTAGTCGTAATGAATATAATAAATTCTATCTAGATGGCGAGGCTTTGTTCGAAGATAGATTTAATCAACCTACGCAATTACCAATACCGACTAAAGATAATGTAGGATATTTAGATAATACCAAAGATCAAATACAAACGAACGAGAATGGTATCGTAGTTTATGCACAAACTCCACCAGTTTCTAGCATTGACAATAATCTATTTTTTAAGAGTCATATTGTTAATGGTATACCTAGAATCGGATATGTTTACGATGCTGATCAAAACTTCTATAAAATACAAAATGATTCGGATTTTGCATATGGAACGTTAAAGTTAAATAATAAGAAGGTTAATTGGAAAGATTTCTCAGGATTCACTAGGCCTGAAAATTATATACAATCAAAGATAAACGAAAGGGTTTTAGGAAGATCTCAATGTTCTATAGAGTTCGTAGGAAATCCAATGGATAACGATCAATTTAGAATATTTTATACTGATCCTAATGCGCCAAGTCAATTAGAGTTTATTGATAGATTTACGATGGTTGCTAATACGACATTAACTGCCGGTACATTTTCATCTAATTCTTATAGCGCTAATGGATCTACTACGTTAGTTGCGAAAGCTTTTGCTGATTGTGTTAATAACTTAGCAACTCAATATGAAGATATAATTCCTATTCGTGCAATTAATATAGGACCTAAAGTTGTAATATTTTCCAGAGTAGCTAGTGAATCATGGAACAGAATTAAAGTCACATCATTCTCTAATGAATTATTATATGATGACATTGCTATAAAGTTTCTCGCTGGATTAGACTCAGATTACATTAATACATCTTACCAAGAAAGTCCACAGCCATTTACTGCGACATCTGGTTGGGTTGCTTCAGGAACTTTTACTGGCGGAAATGTTAATCCATTGGCTAGAGTAAAAATTGCAGAGGACAAAACCTCATTAGTGGACCAAACAAAATACTTGGTTACTAAGGATGGTTATTCAAAGATAGAAAGTATCGTACCTTATATTGATGAACCTATTAAAAATAGCATTGGTCAAATAATTGGATTTATCGATTTTGACAAATATTATACAATAAATATAACTGACCATAATAAAGATATTGCATTAACATCGGATAAGCAATGTTCGATAGTATCTTTAAGAGAAAATGAATGTGGATTGCTTTCAATATATCCGGTTAAAGATTTCGATTTTGATTTCTACAATACGGATTATATGAAAGAGGCTGATTCAAATTTAGATTACCTAAAAAAGTGGTATCAGGGTGCAACAGGTCCATTCGGGCAAACCTCATCGGTAATTAATCCAGGATCTACCGCAGATGATGGAGCTACATATTGGTTAAAAAGAATGATTGGAGCTAATTCTGCTTTTGTTGAGGATGGCGAATTCCAAGGCCTTATGGGAATATCAAACGAATTGTTAGATACTGATACTTCTATATACAACGAATATGATAGATTGAAAGAAAATGGATTAAAGCAATTATCAACCGCATCTCGAGTAGTTCCGTATATCAATAAATGGGTTTACGATGATGATGGTTTAGATGTTAGACAGAATCCATATAGATTGAATGCGAATGCTGCATTTAGATATCCTAACTTCGGACCGTCGTTTAGGGAATTCGGCGCAAATCCTAAGTTCTATACACACGAATGGTATTACTTACAACAATATCCTCCATATATGCCATATTCGGATAGGGTTGATTCGTTTTCATATTTTAACTTACCGATAGAGTATGGCGCCACTTATGCAGGAACTACAGCAGACTTAGGTTTAATAACTGTTAGCGGTTCAACATCTATCGACGATCTAGACTATTTTACCGAGTATTTCACGAGGGAAAAAGTTGGTGCAACTGCGGTCTCAACTTCTGTGAAATATAGTACTTTTGCATATGCGAATAGCGAAAGATTTGCAGAGACATTATTCCGAGGAGCTAAAGTTATTGTAAAAGAAAGAGTAGATACAACTCCGGTTAACTTTAATATCAATGATATTAAGTTCCGTAAAAATACTAAATATAACGATTACAAGTTCGCAGCGGTCCTTAGAATGGTGGATAGCGGTGTGACTATAAGAGTTATAGAGAATGAAAAATTCAAAACAATAACGGTATTGATTGATGCTGGATTAATGGATGATGTTTGGACTAAGATCGGCGGAGCAACTGCCGGATCAACTGCACAATCAGATTATTTTATTGATCGAACATTACTATATACTCTTAGAGATCGAATTGTACCAACTACACCAGGTGCAACTTCTTATGAGCCTGCCGATGTTAATTTAAGTGGCTCAATACTTAGATGGACTGGTAGTGCCGGAAACGTGACAGTATATGGCGGGTATAATTATGCTAACGATACATATCCTAATTTTATTTCTGAAATACAGCAAAACGAGGATGGGTCGTATAATGATATTGTTGTACAAGATCCGACGAATGCTGGAATCGTGTTTGTTATTCGTGGAATTAAAGAACTTTCTACAAATACTATTTATGCAGATGCGATAGAACGATACGCTTCACCGTACGTTCCTGGTGTTTCTACACCAACACCAAATTCATCGTTTTTATATGGTGCGATTTGGACTACATGGCCAACCATTAACCCAGCGGTATTTGGCGAATCTGCGTTATGGTCAGAAACCCCGGTTTATATTAACGGTGGTTTGAATGCATACAATGGTATAATCGAAGACTTATCGTTTGCTAATATCGCAGATAAGTTTAATATAGGCGATCCTAACGTTGAATATATCACGTATAAGGCAGATGGGACGATTGTGAATAATGATAAAGTTTTAGAAATGTCGTTACCAACAGAAACGTTTAAGGCTAATTACCTAAATCCTGTCGAAGATCGTGATATTCCAGATTCACTGGATAGTGAAACGGATTTAATAGGATATGATATAAATGCCACTGAACGATCAGTTCTGAATGTTTTTTCTAGATACAATGGTAGATATCAGCCTAAATTTAACGATATACTTTACTTTAAAGATTTTGCTGGATGCGATTATTGCGGTACTACTGGACCTAGAGGTTATGGATTTGGTAAGTATCGTAATCTACAATTAAATACAACAGAACCTAAGTTTGGCTTGATCGAAAATTATTATTACAATAAGGTTAATACTGAGAATCCTAAAGGTATTTTGAAGTTGAATCCTATTTCCGGATATCCGAGTTTATATCCACTTATACAAGAAATTGCTATCGATAAGCGAAATCTTTATTCATTCCTAAGTAATTGGGATATTGGTTACTATCAAAAGAATATTGATAGAAAAACTAAGGAGCTTGTCATGGGATATCGTGGAGCCATTGAGAATAAAGCATTCTTTGGATCTAAAATGTTGACTATACCAGATGAGGTGCGCTTAGAAAACTTTACTCTTATTCAATTGGATGATCTTGTTGGAGGTTTATCGAATATAGATAATGTATCTGAAACGGTGGTTCAAAACAATATTACGCGATCAACAACTAAAGGCGCATCATCGTTGAATATCAAAGATAAGAAACAAGAGAACGAATTCATCGAATTAAATGTTTTCTCGTCGAAAGCATTGGTTCAATATTTAAGAGCCGATGGAATAGATGAAGAATTTGAGAAATATATTAATCCGAATTTTAGCTTTGGTGAGGGTGGATTAGATGATGACATCGAACAATATATCATTAACAATGTTCTATCTAGATACACGATTAAGCGCATAATATTCTATGAAAACCAATTTGCTAACAACGTGAATAAATTAAATCCAGTTGAGTTAGATCTTTCTAATTTAGATTTATTGAAAAAAGGTTACAAAGTTAGCAATAATGTTAAGATAAAATTTTCAACCGAATCTCCGCTGAATTTTAAGATGATATATAATATACCGAAGCTTGATAACTATTCAATATCATTTAAGGTAGACTTAGAGAAAAAATAAAACTAGAAAATGGCCATAGTAATAAAGGAAATAATCCTTAGCGATACTATCGAAAAATTCATGGAAAAAGTTAATTTTAACTTTGACCAATTGATGCTTGCTGGTGGTGGACCTCAAGGACCTGCTGGTCCGATCGGTCCGATTGGTCCGATTGGCCCTAAGGGAGATCAAGGAATCAAATGGTACGTTGGATGTACTGGAACCACAGCTGCGATAGGAGCTACTCTATACGAAGGAGATTTATTTCTACAAAAGGGTTCATGTTCGCCAACCGCTGCATATCCACTCGGCCAAGTATTAGAATTCGATCAAGCATCTCAATTATTTGTTGATACTGGTGTTAATCTTCGAGGTCCTTCTGGATCAGCCGGTGCCACTGGTAGTAATACCGGTTGGGCTATTTATCCTGGAGAGACTAGTCTCGGTGCGTACAAATCAAGTTCAACCGAATCTACTCCAGGACCAACATCAAGTTTCGTATTTTTAAAGGGAGATGTTTTTGGAGAGACTGGTATGGCCGAACATCCATTCTATTCAAGGGATACTCTTTATTTAGGTGGGTTTTTAACTGCTGCAAACATGGCGGCAGTTTATCCTGCTAATAAATTACCTAAATTGTTTGTTAGTCCAAAAACTCTAATGGATTCTAGCGAATTCTTTAGCTCGGGTTCTACCTTTAGCGGTATAGCTGGTAGTGGTATTGCTTTAGTTAGAGAGGGCAGTCATCCAGGAGGGTTACCGCTTAATCAGTACAGCCAATCAAATATTTTTATTGATGATGAACTGAATTTGAACTTGACTAATTTTTCGGATTGGACAAAGGCCAACAACCTCGATGGATCTATTACGAATGACATTAATTTAATGTCTAAGCGAGGAATAAATTTATTAGGTGGTGGATATCGCCAAGCAGATTCTTCTAGCTTCGTTGAAATTAGTAGTGACCTCCAAAATGCTTCATATATTGATTCGCTTGGTACATTCGATCCTTCCGCTGGAGGATTTCTACTAGCACAAAATAATACTAATGGGTTCGGTCAAATAGAATTAAATGGAAGTACTTCTCAATTGAGAATTATCGCTAAACGAGCAAATCAATCTCAACCAGATATTGCGCTTTGGAATACTGGCACCGTTTGGGATGGAAGTACATTCAAAATAGGTATTGGAGTTGGTGCTAGTTTTAAGGATGCTAATATTCAAGTAAACGATATGCCTTATATTGGAGCCGGATATCATCCTACTTATGGTCAACATTATATCGGATTTGGTACTAAACCAACCACTAGTAGCAGCAAACCTAGTGCTACTTTAATGGACTATAAATTAATTCTTGCCGCAAATCCACAAACTATAACAATAGCTGAACTAGTACCTCTAGGTTCCGGTGGTTTGTATATTAGTGGAAAGATGAGATACAAAGAGAACGGCGCCTCTATCAGTGCCGGGGATGTTTTAGTTTCAGCTGACAGCGATGGTCTTGTAACATGGGCATCTTCTACAACTATTGGTGGATGGAAAAATGATACATCATGTACGAAGAAAATAGAAATAACTCAGAAAGCTACTAGATTCGCATCCTTCCAAAATAGCAATGGATATACTCGAGTAGATATTCCATCTATAGGTGCACATAATATAGATATGTATTTTGGTAACTATAGCGAAGATGATTATGAGGTTAATCAAGGCCACTTTATATCTAAAACCTATGCTGGTGGCGGTTCGCTTAGTATAAGGACTGGTATACTTGAACCATGTCCTACTACCATTAGTAGTAGAGATCTTGTATCCGGAAGTGTCCAAAGACCGCGTTTTAGCGTTGGAAACTATGGTGAAATAGTTATAGGAAGTGCAAATCCGATGAATGATCCAAACTCTATTACTCCAATCTCTAAGGGTTTAAGTTTAGATTCTTTAAAGATATATTCAAGCATATCTGAGGCGGGATGGGATAATATGAATCCTAATATTCATTTAATAACCACTAGCACTTCTAATAATCCTTATACAAATGGTTTAATCAAGTTTAGTCCGTATCAAACGGGAGGTAACGAAGAAGGATATAACTCTACAACTTCTATCGAGATGCTTAGAACCTGGTCTGGTACAAATGCAGGGCCCGGTAATATCCGATTCTTAGGAGTTGGTAAAAGCACTAAATCGGCAACAATTTCAGCAGATTACGGTTTACCTACAATCAATTCAACAACAGGTCGAGGATCTACCGGAGATGTTGGTGCTCATGTCATGATGATACCTGATGCTGAATTTCCTAACAAATATGGTGAAGATGGTAAGACTTATGATTACTATGAGCTTATCGATAAAGACATTCACGTTTCTAGATTATTACTGAGTTACAATGTGGATGGAGTCGCCAATACTACTGATTTTAACACAGATTACTTCAATAAAACAGTTAATTTATATAAATGGGGAACTGCATCCTCTGGATGGACAGCCGGATCTTCTTATTGGGGATATAATAAATTTTATGGTTCTAGAGGAACTTCCTTTAATGGTTCTGGTAATATGCCAAATGGATTTCATTTAGATTATGATACTACAGATACTATTAATAGCCAAGCGGTGAATGGTCAATATCTAGGAGCGTCAGCTGATGATCGAGAATCTATTATTGCATGGAATTCACCATCAAGCGGAGTAAGATTTACTCCTATGAATTTTAGCAATCCATCTTCTACTTCGGTAGGTCAAAAAGGATTAGCATGGATAGATTTCAACATTGATATGGGATTAATGATCGAGATCGATGGAGATGGCTCTACTCAAACTACTTCTAATCAGACCTACAATGGAATTGTAGCTGGGCCAGGACAAGCTAATTCTGATTGGTCTACTTCCTCCGCATATAGGACATTAGGATCTCCAACATTAAAGTATTTAAGAATAAAGCTCGCGGAGGCAGATTCTTCTAAATTAGGATTAACTTCCTTTATTGATAACAATGATTATACGAACAGAAAGGATATTCTTACCGGTGCGACTGCTACTCAATTAAAAGATATGAACTTTTTAGATGTTTCGGCGTATCCAGCATACAATGAATATAATCTTAGAAATTTATATCATACTGATTGGTATCCAGGATGGTGTAAACCTATGGAAGGAAATTTGTATTTAGATCAAGATTTCGGTTTCGCTGCTCCATGGACTGATGGATATCGACGCTGGAGTGTATGGGATGATTCTGCGACGCAATCAATACGTCCTTGGCAAAATACAATTACACCTATTTGGGGTGGTGGATACGGAGATTTATCATCGTGGGGTTCGAATGCGTTTGATAAATATAGATGGTCAGGATTAAATAAGACAGATTATTCTGGTAGGTATCAAACATCTCCATTTATGTGGAGAGTTATCGCGGAGTATGATACCGCGAACGTAGGTGGTGCAAACCCTCCAATAAATTCGTACATTGAAGTTGCATTTCCTCCAACATGGACAGGTATTAATACAGCCGACACGGATATTTGGAGGACTGGTGATCCAGGTTTATCATCGATTCATGATACTAGAACTGAACAAAACGGAGGTATTAAGCCTATAATTCCTATAATGGTTAACCAATTTATACATAGACCTAACCTCATATCAGGATCGAAGCAGAGATTTAACCTAGATTATGCAATGAACTTTTTAGATAGAACTGCGGCTTTCTATGGTTCGCATGGATTTTCTCTGAGCGGTCAAGGTATGGTTAAATGGAATAGAGCTGGAAGTAGTTGGTACGATCCAAACCCATAATTTAATTAAATAATGACAAAAGACGATAAACAAAAAATCAGAACAGTTATAGAACAATTCGCAGAAGTCTACCAGGAAATGGAAACGATTGAGAGTGAATTGATAACTCTCGAAAAGAGACGAACTGAAGTTATTGATCGAGTTAAATCTATCCGAGAAGCGGAATCTAAATTATTAGAAGAAATGCGAGAGAAATATGGTGATGTTACTCTTGATTTAGAAAAGATGGAAATAATAAAATGATATGCGAACATCAAAAATTAGTCTTAATCATATCTTATTTGTAGCCGTAGCCATTATGGCTATTTTGATGCTAAGACAGTGTGGTAAGATTGAATCGCTTAAAACTGAAAATCAAGTAGGAGTTCAAAATATCGTGGCATTGAATGATTCAATCAGAGTCATTAAAAACGAATGGAACGAAGATATAGTATTAAAGAATTCGTTCATAGCAGATAAAGAAGATTTAGAAGAATTAAACCAAGAACTTGCAAATCAAGTTAAAAGGCTTGAAGGTGAAGTCTTGTATATCTCTAATGTTTTATCTACAATCAAGAATGATACCGTATATGTCGAGAATGAAGTAATTCAATATCCAGATGGAGTTAACGAGCTTTCTTGGTCGTTCGAAAATGATTTCGGTAATGGTAATTCTCGAATCCTAGGTGGTAATTCTAAGTTCATTCTTGATACTTTAGGCGGCGCATTTAATATTATAGATAAAGGAACTACCATATCAAGAGATATCCTAAATTTAAGGCTAACAACTGGATTAACTGAATTAGATGATTCGTATCAGATATATGTTAAGACTGATTATCCTGGAATTACGTTCTCAGAAATAGATGGTGCTATTCTGGATAAAGATAGATTTATGAAGCAAACTCAGCCTAATTGGATATTTGGTCCTTCTGTTTATTTTGGATTAGGAATCGATCCTTTAAATAGAACGGCAGGTCCTCAGATTGGTGTTGGATTATCCGTCACGTTCAATTTGAATAAATATATAAACAACATCTTCAGGAAATAATGGCCACTAACTCGAAATACGTACAATTATCAAATCAGGTATTACTAGAGTATCAATACCGTAATCAAGGTTCGACTGCCAACGAGCTAACAACTTCACAGGCACCTTGGTACTTGATGGAGAACGATCACGATAAAACGATCTCTATATTCAATAACGATAATTCTACGAATGAGACTGGCAATGTTAGAACTCGTATGGGAGTTCTTATTGATTCTACAACATCTAAATATGGATATCTGAAGCTAGATCAGATCACTGCATTAAATGATTATGATCCTAAGCTTACTGATACAGTTGATTTACCGGTTACATTTTCGACTACACAAAACGTAGCCTATGATGTTATTAGATTACATCTTGTACAAGGATTTAATTATGAAAACAATGAAGGCTTTTTCTTTAGAGCTGGATTTGATTCACAAGCAGATCAAAAAGTTTATCATACAAACTTAGCCTATAGAAAAGCCGATTCATACGCAAAAATTAATCCTGAGCCTTTTATTTTAGGTGGTAAGTACTATGCTTCCTATGTAGAAATATTAGTGCCTGCATTATATAATTTGATTGAAGAATTTAGAGATGCGAGCTATTCGGGTTCTCCTACTGGAGATTTGCCATCATCGCGATTAACTGGCGGCAGTGGACCTAAGTATAGCTCACTCATTAATGTAGACTTTGGATGGATTAAGAATAACACCACAATCAATGGACAAAACTATTACAATGTCTTTGATTTAGTATCTTTAGATCTTCCTGTATTAGATCAATTCAATGATGTATCGGCGGTAGTTCAGAATTCTACACAAGTTGATTACATTGAATTCTATGCTGCATATAACGGCAATATTATTGATAACTTTATTACTCAACTAAACAATGCTCCAGGTAATGATTATATTATTTTGCATGAATTAAATGTTTACGAGCATGTTTGGAGTGGTGGTGCAACTGCATCATGGATTCAAACAAGTAAATTAGAATTTGTTCAAGATAGTAACTATGAAGATCCTGTATTATATAGACCTGTTATACAAAATCAAGCGGCTCAAGCATATCGTTTAGATTATGTAATCAGATTATTCAATAGAGATGATAATACTTCTATATGGAAGACTGCTTCTGCTCAATTTAACAATGCGGCCAAATACGGAAAAACTTTACAGAAGATTGCTTTAGGATTAAATCCAATTCAACCTAAAGTCTATAATAAGATTTATGATAAGAAAGTAAGTATGTACAATGGAGCTGATACTACAATCGGCAAGGATGAAGCATCTTACGCAAAATTTGTCACTTCATTTATGGAGAGCAATCAGGTTCTTATCACATCACAGAATGCCTATTTACAAAGAGATCCTAATACAAATAAGATCACGTATAAGACCGTTGGCAATAGTCAAACTGAAACTATATTTGCTCAAGGCCTTGGTAAGATTAATTTAACATCGGCAGATACTTTCTTGAAATTTGTGATATATCAAGGTGATCCTCAAAAGGTTGTTAAATTTTTAGATTTGAATGGTCTTGGCGATATGTATCTAAATTTCTTTACTAATTCTGGTGAAGTTAAAAAATTCAAGGCATATCAAGATCCTACCATATCTCCATCTAGCGGTGAAGTATTATTCAAAATTCCGGCTGATGATTCTAGAGAAGTTTCTAAGTATAATGATAACACATTCTCGATTACATCGAATAATGGTGAAGCAGAATCCCAGTTATATACAGGAACGTTTAATAGAATTGAAGGTACGGTATCTGCATTCGCTGATAGAAAGATTACGAATCTAGAAACTCAATTAGCGGAACTAAATAAAGCTTACAATGCGTTGCGAGCTTTATATGATACTAGTGTTGTTAACAACAACGATTTGAAATCAGCTAACAAGTCTCAGAATACTTTAATACAAGATTTACAAAGAGCGCTTAAACAAAGCATACAGGAAAACAATTTCTTATTAGAAGATGATGAGCAAGATGAGATCGAAAAGGAAGAGTTAAGAAGACAAATCGCCGAGCTCGAAGCTTTGGCGGCTACACCACCTCCATCAGAAGAACCACAAGATCCAGTAAACCAACCAACAGATCCTATTACTGGTGCACAAATCGTGGTAGTAGATCCAAGCACACCATCGCAATATGTGAATGCTAAAAAGAACAAGTTAGTTTCGAGTATTAAAAAATCTCCAACTTCTCCATATATGCCAAAATCTAATGCGAGGCCGGGTGAAGCATATTCTAAATATGATACATCAATTGATGATCGTGAGAAATATAGTAGAGATATTCCACGTAGATTCTAAAATAATTATAGCCGATGTTTCTAAACGCAAGATCTGATTTATTTAAAGTTGAATTTCCTAGAACATTCATACCTAAGGCAATTAGGGATAAGTATTCTCAGTATGTTTTTAGAATGCCAACTATGATTAATGATGTTACTGACTTAGTTAATTATACTATTCAAACGGTTACAATTCCTACGATGAATTATACGCCAGTTGAGCAAGTAAAACCTGAAGTTAAGAATAGATTTGCGCAAGGAGAAAACAATCCGAATTCATTAGGAACCTCATCAACCGATGCAGGAAGGACTCGTCGCTGGAGATCATCACAAAACTATCAAGAAATATTCACTAAAGAATTTACGATTACCTTTCAATTAGTCGATGGCCATGTAAATTATTGGATTCTTTTAGATACGCTTTTGTATTACTATGATCCTACTACCAAAGCTAGATTTAGTGATAACATTCCTATCAGAATTCTAGATGCCGAAGGTAATGTGATGTTTACCGCATTATTTATCGATTGTCTATTTACCGGATTAACTGAATATCAATTATCGTATTCAGACTTATCACAAGAATTTAAGACTTTTGATGCAACGTTCCAATATAATACCTTGGATCTACAATTATTGCCACAGACACAAGTTAACAAAGCTAAATTTCAAGTAGGAACTACAGCATCATTTAAGTAAGATATATAATTAAAATACCGATTAAGATGGAAACATTCAAAGAATATTTAGATTCTCAAAAACCTGAAAATCTAGCTAAAATACTAGAAGAAAGCGTTGATTATCAATTAACCGAACAAGAAGAAGCGATGATCGATGATGCGGTTGCTATATTCTTAGCAGAAGGCAAAGATATACATGATTTAGAGAATGAATTTACGAATGAAGGTTTATTTGGATCTATTATTGGTGGTTTAACTGGAGCTGCGTTAGGTAAGACTGTAGGCCAAACTATCGCTAAAGTTCTTGGTATCCAGAAAGGTGTTTTATACGATCTATTAACTTCAAGGCTTGTTGCCGCAGCATTAGGTGCTACTTTAGGCAAGAACCTTTAATACAAACTATATGAGTTTATTTGCCATTGATTTCTCAATCAATTCAACCGCGATATGTGTACTAAATCGAGGCCAATTACATTGGTTTAGTTTCGCATCTAATTTAGATTTATCTAAGAAAGCCTTTTCTGTACACAATGATTTAGACGGTTTAGGACTTAACATGAAAGGCTATTCTCGAGAAAAGCCTAAAGATCTTGATTATACACAGGAACAAGCATGGAAAGTCAATAATGCAAACTACTTGTCATACAATATAATAAACGCGATAGCGCCGTACGTAGAAGAAGATTCTGTGTTTGCGTTTGAAGGTTTTAGTTATGGATCTAAAGGAAATGCATTTATCGATTTGATAACTTACAATACGTTTCTAAAGTCTAAAATTTTGCGAGTTGCTAAATCAGATATTCTAGTCTATCCTCCAAAGACTATTAAGAAATATTTCACAGGTAATGGCAATGCTAATAAGGAAAAAATGTTAGAATCTTTTAAGACTCGTGAAGATGAACTGCTATTATCAGATCCTTTCCATAAGTATATTTTAGATACGAACTATGGAGACAAAATCCCTAAACCGGTCGACGATTTGGTTGATGCTTTTGCAATTCTTTGCTACTTGAGGGATGGTGGCAACTCTGATGCTTGATCCTGTCGCTGCAACCAGAACAACCGACTGAAGGACTATAATGGACTATGCTGATCTTACTATATTAGATTACCGGAAATTACAGATAATTATTATATGAACTCTCGGATAGTCAGTTTCAATATTGCATCTTTTTATGAAAATATTTTTAGTTGAAACTTTTCATACATAACCTTATATAATAAATAACGGCTCCTCATGGTGAGGTAGTCTAGTAAATAAAGTGTTATACAAAAATTAATTAAGTGTTATGAGTGAATTTGATTTATTCAACCTGTCTCTGGAAGATTTTCAGAACAACCAACCAGATACTGAGCGTGGTCCTGGTATCTACAAAGCAAATCCTACTGAAGGTAAGGATAATGTTTATCGATCTGTAATTAGGTTCTTGCCTAATCCAAAAGATCCTAAAAATTCAATCGTTAAGAAATTCTCTTACTGGTTGGAAGATTCTCAAGGTAATGCGGGTTACTTTGATTGTCCATCTACTGTCGGTGAAAAATCTATTATTGCCGATACCTATTGGAAACTCGCAAAATCGGATTCTGCATTCGATCAAAAACAAGCAGAAAAAATTCGTAGAAAGGAATATTACTTTTCTATCGTACAAGTCGTAAAGGATCCACAGCGTCCTGAATTGGAAGGTACCCTTCAAATCTTCCGTTATCCTAAAACTTTGAAAAAGTTCATCGATGCACAAACTTCTCCTTCGGTTGAAGATATTGAATTGAGCGGTGCAGAACCATGTAACGTTTTCGATCTTTTCGAAGGTAAGGATTTCTCACTGAAGGTAACTCTTAAAGGTGGTTACTGGAATTACGATGAGTGCAAATTCTTGTCAACTTCTTCCGTTCAAGTAAATGGTGTTGCTATGGAAAATAACGAAGAAGGACGTAAAGCAATCATGGAATATCTTAACGATTCTCCTGATTTGAGTGTTTACTACTACAAAGCGTGGTCTAAAGAACAAACCGATAAGCTTTACACAATCCTTCAAGATATTTCTGGTAATCCAGGCGAATCTTATCGTAAGCTTACTCCGGAAGAAAAAGGTGAAGCACCTTCTGAATCTGCATCAGGTAAACTTCCGGCAATGCAACCTAATGAAGCATTCGAAACAGAAACTACTACAAGCAAAGCTTCTGAATCCGATGATGAACTAGAAAATTGGTTGAATAGCGCTGTCTAAATAAAACCATCAGGGCCCCTTTTCGAGCAATCGATTAGGGGCCTTTAGTTTATCAAATTTATGGATACACAAATTAAACCAGAATTAAAGACAAAGATAATTAGTCGAGTATCCAATGTACTTCAACAAGAATTTCACGGCGAAAAATCTAGATTAGTACAAGGATATGATCGTCTAAATTTCGCATGTCCTTATTGCGGAGATTCAGTAGATAATCTTCGTAAGAAACGAGGGAATGTTTATTGGAAATCAATGATGTATCATTGCTATAATTGTAATAAGCATACATCAGTACTATATTTCCTAAAGGATTTTGAACAAGGTCTTACTAAACATGAGGATGTTTCAACTGTCTTAGATTTTATTTCGGAAAATAAGGTAGTTGTAGCTTCACAAGATTATCTCCAAATTGGTGTATTTGAGATTCTTGCTAAATATGCAATCGATAAAGATACGTTGTTCAAAGCAAAAGGATTAAGATCACTCGATCCTGGTAGTGTAGGATTTAATTTTGTTAAATCTAGATTCTTACTACAAAGACTAAATCATTTCGCCTGGTCAGATAAAGATAATCAACTATACATTTTTAATCTAACTAAGGATGATAAGGTTATTGGTTATCAAATACGAAATTTTAGTCCAGGAAGAACTAAGTATGTTAGTTATACGATGGAAAAAATGCACAAGGAAGTTTTTGATAAGGATTTGAAAATCCCAGGTATCGAGAAAATCAATACACTTTCTTTGTACTTCAATATTATGAAGGTTGATTTATCAAGAAACTTTACGATATTCGAAGGACCTACTGATGCATTGCTATATCCACAAAACTCGATAGCATTAAGTGGTATCAATAAGAACTCTGAAATGTTCGACGATATTACATCCGCTAGATATTTCTTTGATAATGATCCTATTGGCCGGAAAACTATGGAACAAAAGTTAAAGAAAAAGAAGCAAGTGTTTATGTGGAAAAAATTCCTAAAGGAAAATAAGATAACAGTACCGATTAAAGACTTTAATGATTTGATTCGTCACTGCTATTTTGAGAAGAATCCGGCATATAAAAACTTGGATAAATATTTTACTACGAGTCCTTATGACATCATCAACATTTAAGAAATTTGATCAGTTTGTGAACGAAGAATTAGATAAATTTTACGAAGATCTAGAAGAAACATCTAAGAATTACAAAGCGCCAGTAAACTTTGTAAAGGATTCGTCATATAACTATAATAACCAAAATTCTATGTCAATTGATGTCAAGTATAAGGAGTCTCGAGTAAAGAAAAAGAAAGTTTGGAATAAAGGTAATAACAATAAAGGATTGTTTTAATGTCTAGTATAACTGAAGAAAAATTAGTCAAGATCGAAGGCCTCTTAGAAAAAGAGCGAAGCGATTGGTCTGGTCGAATACAAGATTTAGTTAAGACTATTGATAAAGCTCATCAAATTGCTAAATCGCAAACTTTAATGTTATCCTATAGGCACATGATCGTAGATAAGATAATCGAATTGAATATCTTATTAGGGAAGAAACGGGCCAATGATGCTAATTACAAAAAGATGAGGTATCAATATTACAAGACACAGCATGATGTTAGATTACAACATAACGAAATTATGGAGTATATTGCATCTGATATGTCTTTGAGAATTAGAGAAACGAGTCTCATTGAAAACCAAATCTCATACTACAAGCAAGCAATCGAAACGCTAGATAAAATGGGATTTGCTATTAAAAATAGAGTTATATTAGCTACCAATGATATTTGATCTTACACATAATGGCAAGATTCTTACATTAAGGGATGCAACTGAATTAGAGATAGATCAGTTAAAAATAACCTTAACCAAAAGAATCGATAATTGGAGATGGGATCCTAGAGTAAAGAAAGGCTGGTGGGATGGTAAGATAAGCTATTTCCGAAATGAAATGTATGTACCTTCCGGTTTGTGGCAAATTATTCGAGATATGTGTAAGGATTACAATTTCGAATTACAAATCAATGGGTTATCTGAGAAGTTTGATCGTTCAATTGAATTAGATACATTTACCGAATGGGTAAACGATAAATTTAAAGGTCATAAATTAGATCCACGACCTTATCAAATCGAAACAGCTTTTAATATCATCAAAAATAAAAGTTGCTTAGCAGAATTAGCTACATCTGCCGGAAAGTCATTAATTTTATACATTGTTCTTGCCTATCTAATAGAACAGAAAAAGACAGATAAAATCTTAATGATCGTGCCTAATGTGAGTTTAGTTGTGCAAGCTACTGAAGATTTTTACGAATACAATAGTGGATCTCTTGATTTAGATTTAGAAATACAGCAAATATATGCTGGATCTAAAATTCGAAAAGGTGCCAATGTTGTTATTGGAACATATCAATCACTTGTTAAAAAGAAGAAAGAATACTTCGATGAGTTTACCACAGTTATGATTGATGAAACTCACAAAGCTAAAGCCCATTCAATCAAAACTATTCTTGAAAAATGCATGTCCGCTGATCGAGTATTTGGTGTTTCTGGTACAATCCCTAAGCCGGATTCATTGGATAGATTAACTCTTATGGCTTATACTGGACCAGTTATTCAAAAGGTTATGGCTGACCAATTGATTAAAGAGGGGTACATTTCACCGGTTGAGGTTAAAGTTATTGAAATGAATTATGCACCAGAAAGCGTGCGAGAATCTTTTAAGTATTTAACTAAAACCGAAGAAGATAGAAAAAGACTTTTAGGACTTGAACAAAATTATACGATTCAAGATACTCGTCGATTAGACTTTATCACAGACACTGTGCTTAAGATCAAGAAGAACTGCTTAGTGCTATTTTATCGAGTTGAATATGGTAATATGATATTCAATACATTGCGTAATAAGAGTTCACGTAGAGTCTTCTATATCGATGGTGGTACTGATAAAGATCTTCGAGAAGAATATAAAAAACAAATGGAAGAGGGTGAAGGTAAAATTCTCGTAGCTTCTTTTGGTACTTTCTCGACCGGTATTAATATCAAGAATTTGCACGTAGTTGCTTTGACCGAGTCCTTTAAATCAGATGTTATTATTAGACAATCTATTGGTCGTGGATTAAGAAAACACGAGACTAAAGATAAACTAACTATTTTGGATTTCGTTGATGATTTCCGAATCGATAATTTTGTTAATTACTTATACAGACATTCAAAAAAGCGTAGAGAGATCTATGATGAACAGCGCTTTCCTTATGAAGTCAAAACGATAGATTTGTCAAAGATATATAATAAAACCTAAGAAAAAACGTTTTTTGTATCATGGCAAAATCTACTGGAAAATTAAAGTATGATTTAGCGTTATCTACCACATCGGTTTACAATACATCTTCTGTGTATGTAAATAAATCGGCTAGTCTTAGCATCAACGGTAATGCGAATCTTCAATATAAAACAATCGGACCTACCTATTCTGTTAATTTAGGTGTATTACCGGATGCTGCTAATCTGCTTCCTGGTCCTACTGCCGAATTAGGTAAAGCTTACTTATATGTAAGAAACTTAGGTCCTTCTGATGCTGCTTCATTGCGTTTGAGCACGTCAACTAATCAAGGGAATACTGCGTTATACGATGCAAATCAATTTGCGGATATTGCGGTTAACGAGTTCGCATTCTTTCCTGTAGTTATTGGTCCATCGTCTAGTAATATTTATGTTAGATCTGCATTTGAGGCAGGGTCTACTTACTGGTCAGGTGCAACCTATAATGAAATTGAATACATGATCGCATATACAACTCCAAACATATCTGGACCAACATATTAATTAACAAAAACAAATAAAGTAAAATGGCACTAGCAAAATTTTCAAAATTCAAGAAGGAAAGAGCGGCTATTAAAGAGGCTAGAAATAAGGAAGTCAAAACTAAGAAATTCAATGAATTGTTTAGTGAGACCCTTAAGGAATTAGGTCTTAAATCAGTTGCTGATCTTTCTGAAGAGCAGATGAATGCGTTTCTTTCTGCATTAAAAACTAAGAAGCTTAACGAAGGCGAAGAAATTAACGAAGACAAAGCCGAAGAAATTGAGGCTCATGTTATGGCAATGGGTGAACCTAAACCAGCTGGACAAGCCGGTGATGTTAACAAAGAACACGGTTTTGATTCTCCTCAAAATCCTGAGAATGCAGCCGAAGCTTCTGCGGAAGATCTTAAAGCTGATGAAAACGATCAAATCGAAGTTGAGGTTGATAATGGTGATGTTACCGTCGAGGAATCCACTGAAGAGACTGCCGAAGAGGCTGTTGAAGAAGGTTCAATGATGGAAGCTGACGAAATTAAATCTGACAAAGAATTTGAAGATTATGCAATGGATGTTTTAAAGAAAGCTCATCCTGATGATTTCGATGAAGGTATCGCTAAGAAAGTTGTTTCTGGTTTAAAGGATAAATACGGTGATGATTATGGTGCTATGGTTGGTGCTTTAACATCAGGATTCGGAGGATAAAATAAAACACACATATCATGGATAAAAAAATGATGACCTTTGAGGCATTTAATGCTTTCAAAGAAATGAACGAAAGACACGAGCAATTCATGGAAGAATTGGCTTTGAATGAAGCATATTCTTCTGATTATCTTAGAATGCTTGCTAATCAAGAAAAAGGATCACGTTGGCAATCAAGTTTTGCGAAAGACTTCTATAAATTCGCTGGAATTAAATTAGATCAAATCACAAATGAAGACTTTGTAATTCTTTCTAATCCATCTGAATGGTGGACTCAGAAATATGCTAAAAACAATAATGCAATTGGATTCTTTGTTGATGATAATCCTGAATTCATTAAAGCCTTAAAAGAAAAAGGTAAAATGAAAAATGCTCAAGGAATCGGTGTTCTTTTAACCATTATGCGAGGAAATCGTGGTATGTGGTATGGTTTTGCTCAAGATCCCGGACAGAGTTTTTCTAGATATAAAAAATCACCAAGTGAAAGATATGGTGTTCTTGCCGATGAATATGATGTTTCTGGTGCATATGGATGGAGTAGTGGAGTTAAAGCAAAAATCACTAGAGGTAACTTAGAAGAAGTTGCAACTAAGGTTTATGTTCTAGATATTGATGCTTTGAGAGAGAAATATAGTGCTTCTGAATTGGTTTCTTCTAGAACGATCGCAAAGTCAGGTGCTGCTGCCTTCTTGAGTCCAAAGCAAGTTAAGGATATGAACAAGGCGAGATATGAAAAAATCTTGCAAGATCGTTTAGATCCGAAATTAATGTTCGAAGATGTTAAAGATGCAATGACTAAGTATACTAATTGGTTATCAAAGAAAGTATCTGATATTACATTGGATGGTATGAAGTATGACAATGATAATTATTTCAGAGAGCAACAAGTTAAATGGGGTAATTGGGATGAAAATCTTATGAGACCGGTTTCTAATATGTGGGATCTTCTGAACAAATTCATGAATCGTTACTATGATTTCTTGAGGGATCAAGCTAGAGTTGAAAAACTACAACTTGAACTTGCTAAGGCGGATCCAACTGATGCTGCTAAATTACAAGGAGAAATAGATTATTATGCAAAATCTTACGACCGTTTTGTAAAAGAAGCTAGAAGTTATAGAGATTATGTATTGAAATACACAAAAGACGTAGATGCAATCGTTAGCAAATAATTTTAAGACCTATAGAGAATTCGTTCTTGAGAAGGAGGCTGCTGAATTAAGCGGCTTCCTTTTTGAGGGTGGTGCATTTGGTCATATGTCACACCCTTATGACGATGTTAATTTGACCTTTAAAGAAATCAAAGATATGATTTCAACCGCTTTGCAAGGCGGATTAGATAAAGAGGTAGTGCCTTCAGAAAAACTTGATGGTCAGGCTATTGCGGTATCTTGGAAAGATGGCGAATTAGTTGCTGCTAGAAATAAAGGTCATTATAGAGATGGTGCTGCCGGAGCAATGACCGTACAACAAGTTATCGATAAATTCGAAGGACGCGGTGATTTATCAGATGCCTTTTCTTTTGCAATTAAAGATCTATCACAAGCAATATCTCGTATTGATGCTAAGAAACGAGAGGAGATTTTCAAAAATGGAAAGGCTTTTATGCATTTGGAATTAATTTATCCACCAACAACCAATGTTGTTAATTATGATGCATATAAGTTAATATTTCACAGCGCTACAGAATATGATGAAGCTGGCAATCCAGTCGGTGAGGATAAAGCGGCTGCCGGATTGTTAACTAAACTAATTAAAGATGTAAACGCTGATATCCAAAAGACATATCAAATAGATCCTCCTAAGGCTATTCAATTTACAAAGAATATTAATTTTGAAGCAGATCGAGCTGAATTCTTTAAGGATCTCGCTAAAATTCAAAAGGATGCTAACCTACCCGATGGTGCATCGATTAGAGATTATATTAGACAAGAATACACTAATTTACTAACCGGTGCTGCAGCTAAATATGGATATGAAATTCCTAACAACATTCTCGAAGGTTTGATTCGTAGATTTGCGTTCCTAGACAAGAGCTATAAAATTCCACAAATCAAGAAAGACATTACAAATAAGGATTTCTTAGATTGGGTATTAAAATTCGATAAGACTGGTGTTAAGGATTACTATAAACAAGTCATTGGACCTATTGAATTGCTATTCTTGAAACTGGGTGTTAGGGTTATCAAATTAGCTACTGGATTCTTGGCAACAAATCCGGATAACACAATACAGACAATTAAAAAGGAATTAGAGAAAACGATCAAAGATGTTCGTGGAAGCGGTAATGAAGCTAAGGTTGCTAAACTCGAAACAGAATTAAAGAGACTCGAAGCAATCGGTGGATTTGATGCGGTTGTTCCTTCTGAAGGTATTGTATTCCAACATAAAGGTAAGACTTACAAGTTAACTGGTGCATTCGCCCCAATCAATCAGATACTCGGTACAATCAAGTATATGAAGTAAACTTTTTGTGAGTTCGTTCATATAATAAATAAATTATGGCGATCATCCAAGAAGAATTTCAACACGATCCATGGAAAATGCTAGTGGGTTGTATTATGCTAAACCAAACTCATAATCGACAAGTTAGGCAAGTCATATATGACTTCTTTGATGCATATCCATCACCACAAAGTGTAACTGAAGATTCAATTCCGGATATTGCCGAAAGACTTCGACCTTTAGGATTCTACAATCGTAGAGCAAACACAATATTTAGATTTTCAAACGAATATATAAATAAAGATTACAAACATGTGTCTGAATTATATGGCATCGGTAAATATGCTTCAGATTCATACGAAATCTTTATCAATGATAATAGGAACGTAAACCCAACAGATAAGATCTTGAATGCTTACCTACGAGGTGAATTTATAGATCAATAAGATTTGATGGATATATATAAAAACTAAAAAAACTGATCAAAATGAGAAATTTGAAAAGCTACGAAGAATTCCTTTTTGAAGCATCTAAAGCTAAGGAAATCGAAGATAAGGTTAATGATTTAGGCGAACCTAAAGATGACAAAGCACAAATGGATAAAGAAATGAAGGATTCTTCTGAAGGTCCTAAAGAAGTTGGTGCTGAAAAGGGTGACGTTAAGAAAGACGAATTAACCAAAGACGATAAAGCTGCCGCTGATAAATCTATGAAGGATTCTTCTGAAGGTCCTACTGAACCTGAAGAGGAAGAGCTCAAAGAGGGTAAAGGTGCATACGAAAAGCATGACAAATATGACGATCGCTTAGTTAATATGACAATCGGTTCTGTTCTTGATTATTTGAAATCTAAAGATCCTGATGCTTACAATGCGATCGAAGGTTACTTAGAAAAGAATTTCAAAGATTTAACTAGTGCTGATGAATCATGGTTTACTACCATGACTGCCTAAAAACTAAGGAATGTCTGCTGGATTATCAAATTTAATTTCAATATACAATCAGGAAGGCCGAGATTTTATTCTCGGCCTTTTTGAGAAATTTGTAGTAGTTAGAGAGAAAACTAATGGTACCAACCTTTATTTCAAAAAGGATGGTGACCATTTGTCGTTTTATAGGTCTAACTTAAAACCTATTACAATAATCGATAGAACCTTAACTTCGGTTTACGAAAGATCGATTAATCATATCATCAATGTATCAGAAGGCCTTGATTTACCAAACAATTATATGTATGGTATTCGACACGATCATGAGAATGATTTGTTATTTTTGGATGAGGTTAGGTGCTATAATTCAAGAGCGAATATTAAGTTCATCGATGATGTTCAGATTTTACAAGAGACGGCATCTCTTTTGAATGTTAATTCGCCAAACATAATTCATTATGGCAGACTTAGCAGGATCCAGAGAGAAAATTTATTAGAATGTCTTGAATCTCCTAATTTACTCGAAACGAATTTGATAGATATATTTGAAACTAATAGCGATGAGCTAATAATCAAATTCTTGGATAAGATGAACGAAAGTATTTCAGCTAAAATATTAGATCCTAAAAAGGAAATTCGAGTGAAGAATGAAGTACGTGAACCGTCTGATACTTATTCTATCGCATTACAAGATGTATTAGAATTTATCCAAACATATAATTTTGATACGATTAAAGTAAAAGGTGAAGATAAAGACCAACGAGTTCTTAATCTCATTGCAGACATCTATGCTAAATATATGGCAAAGAATGGGTATAAGTATTCTGGAGTAGAAAATCTAGATGGTCCTAATTTCACAAAGAATATTCCAGCTTTTGACGTTAATCAAAAATTTGTCATCAATAAAAATGCTCAAAACTATCTTTCTAAATCTCAAATAAATCGAGACTTGTTCAAATTGTTCTTAGGTACATTTATCAAAAAGCGCTCTAAGACATCTATTTTAATCGACGAAAACACGAGATTTGAGATCAATAAAATAATAGATAAGATCATGGATACGATCAAAGATAAACCCGAAGTGAAAGAAACAATACCTACATTTGAGGAGTACTTCTACGATCGTTATCAAAAGCGAGCATTAATGGAATCTGAAGAATCGACAGATGAGGAATTGTTTATTCTTGAAGGCGCCGCTGATCTAGCTCATAAAGAACCAGGTAAAAAACAAGTTAATATTGTAGTTGGTAGATTTCAACCACCAACATTAGGACATGTTAAATTGCTTAGACAATTACATGCTGCAAATAGTTTACCAGTTGTGGTTGTTCAAGTTCGATCTAAAAGCGGCGAAAATACTCCGTTTGATAATGAGCTTATTACTAGAATTTGGATGGATATTACCAAGCAATACAAGTTTATCGAAGGTGTAGTCGAAACGCAAACCGGATTTATTTATAGTATATTGAATGCATTGCGTCCAATGTATGAACCTGTACTTTGGGGAACTGGAAGTGATCGCTTAAAGGATTATGATAGACAAATAACTAAATATGGTCCAGAGGCTAATGTGCTTAAGGATTTTCAACCATACGAAGTTAAGAGAACAGGTCAAAACATTAGTGCAACTAAAGTTAGGAATGCGATCATGGAAGATAACGAATCTGAATTCAAAAAGCTTACTCCTAAAGCAGAGCATAGATATTACGATCAATTAAGAACAGAGCTTTTGCAAGCAAAGTGATATATATTAAAAATAACTAAATAACATGGCTGATTTAAACGAAGGACGTCAACAAGTTAAAAGACGTTATGGCGATCATGGAAGAATTAGAATAAACGAAAATGGTGCGGTAGTTAGAGATACGATCATCAAATTTGTAGGTAAGAATTATGTTACCGAAGAAGATTTACATAATCATCTCATTCGCTTGGAAGAAGATCGCGGCGGCACCAAAGTTAACAAAGCAAAATGGTTTGCGAGAAACCAAAAATTCTTTACAACCTTCGAAAAGAAAGGCACTACATACTACTCACTTTCTAAGTATGGTTTACGTGTATTAGAATTATTGAATAGCAAAAACGTTAAAAAGGCAGTCAACGAATCCGAGTTTAAGAATATTCCTTCTTTGAGCGAATGGATCGCGGTTTCAGAATCAAAAGAGGTTAACGAGGAATATGTAGAACTTCCTGGATTTGACACATATACTTCGGATCTTATTGCAGAATTCAAAGATTGGTACAAAGAAACTTCTAGAAATTGGAATGATTTTAAAGATGACATGGCAGAAGATTCTGTGGATGAGGCTGCTAAGAATGCACAAATGGAAATTTTAGCCTATTTGTCTAACGAAATGAACAAGGTAATTAAAAACAGAAAGTTTTTGGTTTCTCTTGATATGAAATAATAATCATAAATATGCCTGCTACATCTAAAACTCAATTTAGACTATTTAGTCAAGTTTATGGAGTCCAGAAATACAAGAAAACTGGAGGTAAGGAAGGATTAGATCCTCAAGATTTAGATCCAGATTATCGAAAGCAAATAACTAATTTAGCTGACGAAATGAAGCAAAAGGACGTTAAAGATATGATAGATGTAGATTATCAAAAATTACCAGATGAGGTAAAGGAAGCTTCTAGCGACGAATTAGAAATTGGAACTAAAGTCGAAATGGAGCATACTGATAGTAAAGAAGAGGCAGAAAAGATTGCGAAGGATCATTTATCCGAAGATCCTAATTATTA